CTGTAACCCTCTTCCGAATGTTCCTTTTTGTCCGTCTGGCATCTTAATTTATTGTTATTGTTGTATTTATATCCTTCGATAATGTTGTAAATCCAGCTTCATTAATTGGTACCACATCTATAATACCAGTTGCAGTTAACTCTGGAAACGCAACAGACATACTATTATAGTTATTTAATGTATAAGTGCCAGCGCTTGTACCTGTAGTTAGGAAATACCCATTCAATGCTGGGTCAATTGTCGTGCCGCCACATAAATATGGAAGTGATGTTGCAGTACTCAAAGGCCCTATTGTGTGTCCAATTTTAAATATATCTATATTACTAACAGTACTTAACATTACTCCTTCCAAGGAGTCAAAATTATAACCTTCAAAAAATCTAGTACCAGAGAACCCACAGGCAAGAGTTGTATATGTATTACCTCCGGTAAACTCTGGTCGCCCAGAGAGCTCTCTATGATCAAATGTACCACTAGTTAAAACACTAGTTAATGTTTCATTATATGTTATAAACTTACTCATATTAAATTACTCACCAAAATTTGAATAATGCTTTCCAAAATCATTAGTAGCTCCTGCTTGCCAATACATTTCATCATCTATCTCTGCTGTTACTGCTGATTGTCGACTATTTACAACCTTAATATCTACATTTTTATATCCTACATCAAGATCTTCCCCCTTATAAGGACCAAGATTAAAATAATGTGCAATATGATCTATTCTACCACACTTAAAAAAAGTGTTTGAACTCTCTCCTGAGTTTAAAACACCAATGACCTTCCATGCAGATAAGGCCACATTACCTTCATTAAATAACGCACACACAAAACTACCGGAATCGCCCGATTGCGCTCCTGCACCAGCTACAGCGCTTTCAAATCTGATCTGATCTACAAAACGCGGATTATTTCGCCGACCGCTTCCAATTGCGGGATCAGTAGCATCTCGTAAAGAGTGCGTCCTGTCACCTTTATAAGAGTCTCCCTGTCGATAACTATCACCATATCCAAAATTAACACTCCCGCTAGAGTTAATCGCTTGAACACTGATCGTACAAGTTGGACCGTATGGTTGACTACCAGGCCACCCAACAGGACCAGAGGTGCGTCCTGCAAAAAAAATAGGCGGGTCAGTTGTCAATAAGTTATTCAGTTCTGAAGTGGATGCCCAATCTAATTTTTGAGTAGAATCTGAAGCACCACCCACACCGCTAGCTCCCATCTGATGCTGCTTAAAGCTTTCAGTCCTACTAAATAAATCAGAAGCATAATCACCCGCAGTGTCTAGTGCAAAAATTGAAACATCTATCTGATTATTATCTCCTGTGAAAGGGTAAGCTCTTTTCACAGTACCTACCTTTAAAGTGTCTAAGACTGATTTTGAATCAGTATACTCATCCTGATTCGATCTTTGATAAACTGGGTATCTTATTTCTCCTTCAGCGAAAATAGTTTCATTAGCAGAGAGTATAGACCAATATGTTAATTCTCTTGAACCAGTAAATGAAGATATATTTTCAGCACCATTAATAGCGTTCGCTAAAACATGATTGTTGGTTACTCCTACTACAGTGTTATCATCTCTGTCAATAGCCAACCCTCCTAAAGTACCACCAGCCATTGACAGGTACCGAGGATGATCATAACCACGTGGCCCAAAGGTACCGAGTGATATACCTCCTTTTAAAGGTCTTTGTTTTTGTCTATGACTTTTTATTGGTTCGGGCCACGCCGAATCATCCGGACCAATAACTGGCAAATCGTAACAAGCTAGAGATCTGAAATTAACAGGACTTACTTGCACATCTGTTATTATTGGATCGTCTACTCCATTTACAGTAATACTTTCCGGAAATACATTATTACTACTAAGGTCATTAGCAGGTAATTTTTCGTCAACAAATAATACAATAGCCAATTCGCCGGTTCGGTTGTTACTTTTTATTTTACGACCTAGAGCTACATCTCCCCAAGTGAGATTTGATGCTTGTAAATCTCTAATTTTGAGTTCTATAAGTTCATGTTGTTGTTTACTGTAATTGCTCATGAATAATACCTTACATATAATTGATTTGGATAAGCATCGGACGCTACTGTAACTACTATTGTTCCAAAACCAGCAGGATTAATTGCTACTATACCCAAATAGCACAGTGCAGTTAATTCTGGAATTGCAATAGTTATACGATTCAAATTATTTATTTTCCACGTACCTGCAGGTAGAGGGACACTAGTACTTTTACTTAACTCATACCCCAATATATTATAACTTGGGTCAGTGCTTATTCGTGAATCACTACCAACACCAACGAGCGGCTCTTTAAAAAAATTCTCACCAGCAACAGTACTCAACATTATTGTTGTTACAGAATCAAAATTATAACCTTCAAATATTCTAGTGCTTGCAAAACCACAAAGAAGAGAGACATTACTCTCAGTAAATCCTGGATTTGCAAGTAATTGTTGATTTTCTTGATCACCATCATGCGCCTCAGGTATTTTTGGATTATCTGGGGGCATAATTAACTATACTCAAATGTATTCACTGGTATGTAATCCTGATCGATAACAAATATATTTTTAACATCTTCAGAATAACCCTTAAACAACCAGCCTTTGATTGTGAAATTTGTATTTGCAATAATTCTTGCTGGTTGAGTACCAGATACTTCAACCGGGTAATCTAAACTTAACTGACCATCCCACAGTACCTCAGTTCTAATCTCAAGATCACTAGCTAAATTTTGAGATGACGGTACTTTCCAGCTTATAATAATATATGGATTATTATATGGTACAAAATTACTTAAAATTTGATCCATGTCAGTCTGAAATTTTGTCATTATAGACATTGATATACCTATATTAATTGGGATAGGAGTCTTTAAAAGATCTGAATCAATAGAGCCACCACTAACTGTAGGAGATTTACTAAAATAAAATCCAGGAATCTTATTAAACACTCGATCGGCATCTCGTGAAATAGAAGTATAATGAACTGCAATCGTAGGAAGCCTTAAGGACTGAGCCTTATTAACTATGTCTTGAAGTGCTCTTTCTTTTGGTCCATAATAAAAGCCGACTTTAAGTTGATCTACAACATCCTTGTTTTTATTATATCTGTTTATAACGATACTATTAAAAGCAGTAATAAACTGCCGTATCATGTCTTTCAGCTCAAAACCATAATATTGGTTTTTCATTATAAATACTTATTAAATAAAACGGTCTAAAAAATAATCTGGTAACAAACTTCTATACTCCGGTAATAACTTTCTTATGCCTCCTGCATCAATAACATATGTAGTACTGTAATCATTTTCATCTCTAGTACACCTTCCACACTGTTGAATAAATGTAGTAAACATTTTATTTGTATACCATTTATAATCGTTTTTTGACATCTCTTTTACTCTTACATCTCCTAAATCTGGCCAAGGGCATTTAATGATAATACAAAACCGGGCGGCATCACCTTTTAAATCAACTCCGAAATTTAATGATGGGCTCGCTAAAACAGTAGGTTTAGAATTACCAGAATGTTCAGTTAATATATCTATATTGTCTTTATCTCCCTTTATACGATATAATACTCTATCACTTTTTAATTGATTTTTTAGCTTCAATGTTAAAGCATTTGACTGAGTATGAATTAATCCTTTTACATCATTGTGTTCTTCTAAAATTTCCTCTACACACTTAACAATTTTAGGAAAATATCTATCAATATTCTTTTTTGAGAGTTGAAATATACCAAATATAATTGGAGACAAGGTTGGGTCAAACGATGAAGGTAAATCTATATATTTAAAATCTTGTTCAGCTACTCCAAGAGTTCTCATGACACGCCTATAGTCAACAAAGGTAGCGGACATAAAGAGAACTTTGTCAGCATATTTAAATAAATGTTGTGCTAACACATCAATCTTTTTAGGTATTAATTGTATATATTTTTTATTATGAATAAAAGCTCTATTAATAATATATTCAGATTGTTGCCAAGTATCAATAACAAGAGACAAATCTCGTTTTAAATCAGCAATAAATTTAAATTCTTTCTTTACTGCATCACTTATTGTATCAGAATGTTTTTCAAGCATTCGAAGCAATTCAACATACCTACTTTCTAATTCGCTGTGTAATGTAATTAAATTATTATGAAATCGTTTTTTGTTAGATGAATACAATAAACTAAAATTATATCTATTTAACTTACCTAATTCAATACTACAACTAAACCGACTAACAATTATATTTTCTAATTCTGAAGCCTCATCACATACAATAAGCTGTCTATATTTTAAATGATCAGGTTTATGAAAAAAGCTCGAATAATTCTCTACACTTATTTTTGCAATAATAGATTTATTTTTAGCTTCATAATAATCACATCTATTACAGTCCCAGCATTCCCTTTTTAATTTAGAACTAAAAATACATGGAGCTGCATCTGCAAAACTCCGATCATCTAAATTACAAATATACGAGCCCTTACCTTTAAGAGGTTTTATATCTTTAAAATCTTTAGTATACTGATCTTGTAATGCTTTTGTTGTTGTTAATATTGATGTACCATAATTTTTATTTGCGAAGTCATCTGCATATTCATAGACTAATTTACCATTATCCCAAGACGTCTCAAATGCTCTATAATCGGAAACTACATTTGATAACCTAGATGGTAATTTTTGTAATCCGTTTGCTATTGTCTTTGCGACAAAGCTCTTTCCACAACCAGTCGGTCCTTGCATAACAACGAACTTTTTTTCCTTGAACGCATCAAGTATATTAGGTATGGCATATTGCTGACTCGAGGACGGAATATATCCTTTCGGGAAATTTTTAAGGCCCATTTGTATATTATAATATTTCTATAGAGAGAAGCAAGTCATGATATTTATTGCGTTTGTTTTTAATTAATCGATTAAGACGCACTTTCCATATAATATCATCCTGATGGATGTGTTGTAAAGTATAATCAAAATAAATGATTTTTTTATCAGTAATGATATTAAAAGGATATAATAGTTCTACTTTTTTATTATTGCTAAATAATAATTTAATATTAAAATCCTTTATCTCATATAACATAATTTGACCAATACCAAGAGTCCGTTTTTTAGATGTAATCTTAACGTTAGTAAGTAATAGCTTTTTTAATGTGTTATTAATATCTTCGTACGTCATGTATTCATAAACCCCATTTTCTCGCCTGCAGACATTGGCGCGATTTTCTCATTTAAATATACCCAAAACGTTTCATCTGCTTCTAATGTACTAATTAAGTCTACTGTATCGCAATTTATAGTCCTATAACCTTGCATTAAGATATCCCAAACTACAATTAAATTTTCTTGATTAGGATTATAATTCGGAGCTTCGCGTGGTGGATCATAATTTAAAATAGTCCGACCTTCCACAGAATTTAAAAGCTGTACATTATTAGTACATAACATTCGTCTAGTAGCGGGTCGACCAGGCTTAGGGTTCCGTCTTACAAACTTTACCTCACACACCTTATCTAATAATATAGCTTTAAGACTTGCTAGGCTGGTTATCATCGTCGTCTAAATCCTGACAAATACCAAAAAAACGTTGTTCATTTAAAAAGAGACAATCTCTAAGAGAATGATCATAACCGACTACTCGAAGATTATCAACCTTAATACCTTTATCATCAGGAAAGCAAACAACATCACCGGGTGAGGTATATGAACATCGAGGGCCTACTAATATAACTTTTGCTAATCGCCATGTACGTTTAACTTGAGATAGTGGAATATGTATACCGTTTCGTATAACAGATCGACCGTCATTCGATAAATCTACATATTGCGCTAGAACAATATCATCCATAACTTTACTCAACTTATATCCTTGAAGACTAAATGTATCAGTATCTTGATATGTATCTAAATTAATTAAACTACGCTTTACATCATGATCAAAAGCATCACGTTCACTGTCACTTAAATCTAACTTATCTAATGCTTGGTTGTAATGTTTTTTTATTGTTTTGTCACTCATACTTTTTAATATTTATCTTAAATGTTTCTGAATACAAATCCACTTCACGTTGTGACAGTTCATATTGCTTACATACCCTTTCATATGTAGTTTTATCTGTTTTTATTTTTTTAGTATAATTAATATATTTTCTTTTTGTTTTTGGAATTAAACAATGTAAAAAATTATAATGATCAACATTTATACTAAAAGCCGGTCCATACATATTAACACTATTGTTTATTAACGGAACAAACCGAGTGTCAGCAAACGTCACATACCTGTTCACTATATATGGAGAATAAATCTGTGCAGATGTAACGTCTATATCAATTTTATCCCGTTCAAATAAAATATTAGTTACAAAATCAAAAAAATTACTCGCTTGCTTCATAATACAGACAGTCTAAGACCCAATAAGTGATTTTTATACGAGTTTTGCAAAAAAAATTTGGACCATAGGTACAAACTAAAAAAACTAAATTCCAAAATCGCCAAAATGGGGGTTCACCCGGGTTTTGCGAAAAAAATCTAGACATAGAACCAAGACTTACACTGTCAACTTCGTTGTCGCAATAAACGCATCGTCCGTCATGGAATAGTACAAATCCACCACAATTTTCATGAATTCTTCCACTTGATTGTCGGTTAAATTGGTGGAAAACGCAAAAGATGGTGCTTTTTGACCAGCTAGTACGTTAATTGCAGTGTGACCAATCGCAACATTGTCTTTCGAATAGGTTATACTAACACTACACTTACCTTTTGGTTGAATTATCCCATGCTGTTCAAATTCTTTATGTACAATTAAGTCATCCCCGTCAACTTCGATCGGAGCTTTGAGATACTTCGTTGATAACAGATTCGCAATTTGCGTATTGAATAATCTTTGAAAGAAGACAGCACCCATAGGGCATAGATTAGGAAGCTCCCAACAAAAATTAACAGCGTCGTCAGAATAAATAAAATCATTGTTAAGAAGGTCTTCATTGTCGATCATTCCCTCCGTTTCTACCTTCATCGGTGACCGGAACGCAATAATATTTCCGATCGGGAGAGTCTTTTTCCGAAAATATTTATAAGCGAACCGATTGTGAATTAAATTACCATCATACAGATCGATATCTTTTAAAATCATATTAAGTATTATAGAATAGCCTTAAAAATAATCAACATGTCAATATGAAGATACATTTGTTTTCAATGTTAAGTTTGGATGAAAATGAATACCCAGATTTAAATCTATATAAACACTTTATAGATTATTATAAACAATTAGGAGTTAATTGTAAAAATTTTACTATTATACCTTGCGGTGTTGCCAATTATAAAAAAAACTTCGAAGAGTTTCGAGAAATAAATGCCGCTCACGGCATACCGAACCTAGATTTAATTTCAAAAAAATATGATATATTGCCAGCAAATATATTTTTATTAAAATGGCAAGAAACGATCAATAAAGAAGATTGGATTCTGTTTCCAGATCCAGATGAATTTATGGAATATGGACACTTTGATAACATACCGCACTGTGCTGAATTTTTAGAAAAAAATAATTATTATGCCTTACGAGGTGAATTTGAAGATAGAGTTGCTAACGACCGTGTGTTACGAAAAGTAGAGTACCCGGAAGATCTATTTGATCAATTTCCAAAAGGAGCTGGTATTACAAGATACTTTGTAGGGGCAGCTTGGACAAAAATTTTATTATCAAAAGCTAAATTAGAATTACGAATTGGACACCACGACATATTCTGGAACACTAAACACGACCGACCGGTGTTTCTTAGTGATAAAATATGTCGCGAGGATCCAGAGTATTGGGAAGACTGTACGACGCATCGTCGATATGATACAACTTTTAAAGTATATCATTTTAAATGGACTGAAGCATTAATACATAGATTAAAAAATCCGAACAAACATACAGACCTATATAGCATGTTTAACGAAGATAGAGACAACACTAATCAAATTATTACTGACAATAAATTTAATATTATAATACATTAGGGTTAAAGTTTCCTATTTTATAGCGCTGCGCTCTTGTCATAAATTTTTTACTAAGTGGTATTTCAGAGTCAATTTGACTTTCAAATAAAGTGCCCTCAGACAAAAACGGATGAAAAACATATGCTTTATAATATTTTCTAGCAAAAACTGTTCTACTTAAAGTACCAATGATACCGTCTGAGATAAGTATAATAGGATAAAATCGAGTTAATAATTGCTTAGCAATATTAGCAGTAAGAGAGTAACAAACTGCACCGCTATATTCTTTAAACCCGGTATAAAAATACTCATTAACTTGACTTCTTTTTTTAGCTAACTCAGGCTCTCTTTTGCTATCAAAAGGTCGCCAAGAATGAAAATGAAGAACATCCCAATCAGGTGGAATATATTCTTTCCACTCTAAAGCATTATTACACAAATCGATATTTAACACAGCATCATCTTCTATAACAAGAAAATTATTTACTTTGTCTTTAACTGCTGTTTTACATGCTTTAAGATGTCCATATGTACAGCATATCTCTGCTAAAGACATCGGGTATGGGGAACCTTTTACATTAGGTTTAAGTACATCTGGAGGGGCTAATGTTTCTACATCCCATAATTTTTTAAATCTAAGTTTTCTTCGTTTACCCTTCCCTTTAATAAATAAATCATCTGGAGTAATACTACGAACAAATTTATAATTTTCAATATTACATGCTCGTAGATGCTCCTGCATATATTCTCTACGAACCGGATCTTTACCCCAGACTACATATATTTTATCAAATAATGTATCTAACATTAAAAAACATTAGCGTAAAAGAGTTTCCTTATACCCTAGCATTTCCCATGTTTCAGCTTCTGACGCCCAATAAACAACAATACCGATTGGAAGCTCTGCAGTATCAACAAAGTCATCATTAACAATACCCTTCTTGATTTTTGATTTCTCTACAAGAAAAACCTTTTCCTTGAAATAAATAGCTTGAGTCTTCCGCTTATATTTTATTTCATATGCTTCCTTATCAGTTACTTTAGTCCAATCCCAGATTAAAGGATTCCAAAAGACTGAAAAATTAGGTTTAACTTTTGCCTGGATTGTTGTAGTGCCCAAAAATGTAATTTCTTGTATATCCTTTTTTGCAGGTTTATATGATTCTCCATTATAAAATATATCTACATTTTCAAACATCTCATCAGCAAGTGGGTCTACCATCTCCATATCCGCCGAGGTGTCGTTCGAGCTAGCTCGAGTAGTGGTCTTCGCCGGAGCCTTCTTAGTTTTAGTTTTAGTTTTAGTTTTAGTTGCAGTCATAATTACTATTGAAATATACGTTCGTTCTTCTAATTAATTATACATGTCAAATGATCTTGCAACTAGGTTTTGTGACCGGCCATGGACTTTTTTAGAAATACAGGAAAAAGGTTTATATAATTGTTGTCCTAGGTGGGTTAAAATGAACAAAATAGGAGAAATCACTCCCGAATTAAATTTCGCTAAAGAATGGAATAGTGAAGCTAGTAGAGCATTCAGGCGAACAATTCTGGATGGTTCTTTTAGTATGTGTAGTAAGGAAGAGTGTCCTATGATTCAAAATAACACCTTACCAAAGCGTGCTGACATATTAAATGGATCACATGGTGAAAAATTAAAGACAATTGTAGAAATGAATCTAGATATATCTGATCTACCTTCTACTATTAATCTATGTTATGATAGGTCTTGTAATTTAGAATGCCCTAGTTGCAGAAAGCAGAAAATATTTTATAACGAGAAAAACTTTCCGCGGCAATACAAACAAGTATTAAAAATTAACGACAAACTATTACAAATGATTCATAGTAAACCTCATGACGTTACTCTTAATATAACAGGTTCAGGCGATCCGTTTGGGTCACCGTCGTTTTTTGAGCTAATGAAAAAAATTAACCCACGGCTCAACCCGAAAATCTCATTAATGCTACAAACAAATGGAGTATTATGGGATGAACAGAGATGGGCAAAATTAAAAAATATACATAAATTAACCATAAAAACTATTATTAGTTTAGATGCTGGTATAAAAGAGCATTATGATAAAGTTAGAGTAGGTGGAGATTGGAATCGATTAATGAAAAATTTACCTTTTATAAAATCTCTTTGTTTACCATGGGTTAGATTGGATATGTGTGTACAAAAAAACAATTATCAGAGCATACCTGAATTTATTAAAATAGCTAAACGATATAATTTTGATTCCTACACATCAAGAATATTTAACTGGGGTACATTTAAAGAGGAACAGTTTAACGAACATAATATTTTTGATAAAAAACATCCTGAACATAAAGATTTATTAAAAATAATAAATAAAGACTGCGAATACCATAAGCACGATTGGGGCAACTTAGCTGGATTTAGAACATGATCGATATTATAACTGCATATTATAACCAAAATGTATATCTAACTGAATATCTCACATATCTAGATAAATTTATATTACCTAAATTTGGAGATAAAGTAAACATTATTTTAATTGATGATGGTAGTAAGGAGTATCCTGCACGAGATTTTTTACCTAAATTAACTCACACTAACTTAGATTTATATGAAATAGAAGAAGATATACATTGGAACCTTTCTGGAGGGAGAAACCTAGGCGTACACGTAGCGAGAACTAATAATGTTTGTTATATAGATATAGATTCAGTACTTACTGAACAACATATTACAGAATTAGTTAATATAAATTTAAATGAAAAAGAAATATATCAATTTCCGCTTTATGATTATAAATTATTTGACTTTAGGACAAATGAATATATTTATAGGTATTTACCCTCACCTTTTTTTATGCGAAAACAAGATTTCTTACAACATCCAATGGATGAAGATTTTTGCGGTCACTGGGGATATGAAAACATACATTGGCTAAAATTATTAAGGGTATATGGATTTACACTTAAAAAGTTACGTACACCAATTACTGTAGCCACAAAAACAAACATCGATTTCGGTAAATTATCTAAAACAGATTATGGTGAAGGTAGAGCATGGAAAAAAAGATCGGGCGGCACTAATTTATCTCGTGATAGAGCAATAAACTTAAAATTGTTTAATGAAAAGCTTTTCGATTTAAAAATACCAGAAGACATACTTAGATTTAATTATAAGTTAGTATATAGTACTAATTAAAAATGAATATTATACTGGCGACAAATATTGATAATAATTATTGGAACACAAAACATCACGGATTTATTGATAGTGTTGTAAAACATGCGGGAGAAAATCGAATTGTATTAATGCTCATGGATGATGGTACTGGGATTGACTCAACTAATTTAACTTCTAAGATAGAAACATTAACAATAGATATTAACTCGATTAATTATAGCAGACATGTAAATTTAAAAAGTAGTTTCCCGGATAGGCCAAATTATATATGTCTAGAATCTGGTGAATTTGTAGACTTTATTAATTTTAATGATAATGATATCTTGATTTTATGTGATTGGGATGTTATAATGCAACGCGGATTCACAGAGAAAGAATTAATAATTATTAATAATTTAGGTGCAACGGAGTTTGGACAGTGTAGGGATCACTATGATGACAAAAGGAGTACAAGGATTTACAGAGAAGGTAATTTATTACATGGGTATTTAGAAATGAACAAAATATTTAATGATATATCGAAAGACTGGATAATATACCAGGCCGGTGTTCAAGTTGCTCGCATAAGTGCTTGGAGGAGATTATACGAATATTGGAAAGAATTGGCACCAAAAATGTACAAATACAATAGAGAACATTTCGCTGGGCAAGGATTATTTAATTATATAATTCAAAAATTTAATATGGTCAAAGAATTACCACCAACATTTCACAATGGTGATTGGTTTCCAGGGACACCGTCGAAAATAATTAATAATTCTCTATATGTTAATAATGAGAAAGTTTTATTTAATCATCATAACTGGAAACATTTACCTGTATTTTAACACAATAAGAATATGAAAATAGCAATATTAATGTTTGGGCAACCTAGATTTTTAAAGCATACTATTAATCTAATAAGAGAAGAATTCGATCTCCCAGGTCACGAAGTACATTATTTCGCTCATTGGTGGGATAAAATCGGGTATATACCTAATGGTGAAGAGGAGGAATATGACAAAAAAGAAATATATGATTTAGTAGAAGAAAAATTACCTAATTCAGTTCTTCCTAACAAACCATCACAGAGAAATATAATTATACAAAACTATGAAAATTTAGATGAAACATGTAATAATATATTAAATTTTATAAGATTACATAAACGAAATCTACCTATAAGTATAAACAGTGCAATCGAAAAATTAAGATACAAATTCGGACAGCATCAAAGTATGAAGTGGGCCTTTAGACGTATTATGTCATACGAACATGAAAACAACTTTAAATATGATATAATTATCAAAGTAAGAACAGATATTGTATATCAACCAAAAGAAACATATGAAAGCGAAAAAGAATATTATGCAGCAAAAGAGGCTTTATATACAGATCTATGCTTTAACGTTCCTCACGTAAAATGTACAGCGCTTAGATATGTAGATCTTACAGAAAGACGTCTAAGTAAAGCAACAGGAGTAAGACCTGTGCCTAAAGATAACAACATAGGTATGTTTAGATTTTATAATAATCATATATCACTTGAGAGACGATCTATTATACACAAAAACAAAGATGGAACGTTTGAAACACACATAAAAACAAAATATGATCCGGAAAACGAATGTCATTGGATTAAGCACACTGAAGATTATAATAAAAGAGTAGCATTTAATGATTGGACATTAATAGCTAATCGCGAAGGAGCTGAAATAATGTATTGTAATTGGTTTGAAAATTACTTCCGTACTCTGTCAAAAGACATGCAGCATAATAATTCCAATAGTTGGTTTATTTCTCAATCTGATCATTGTCTACAAGGTCAGATGTTACTTAATTACAACTTAGCTGCTGAAAGAATATCTCCTAGAAGAGATGCGAGGTTAATTCATCCAAAATGGGTAAAAAAAGACATCAGAACTGGAGGAAAAATTAAAGCTGAATCAGAAGCTCAAATTAGAAAGGATATATTAACACATAGATTTTCGTGAAAAAGGTTTGTCATATTAGATGTAATGATAAGTATTGGGAAGGATTAAACGTATATCCATTATTTTCAAAACCTAAACACCAATATAAGTATTATCTAGAAATAACTAAATTATGGGATGAAAACTTAAAAATAAAATATTTACCTTTTAGAAAACGTATTCGAGATTTAGTTCTCAACCATATTAGAAATATGGGGTGCTTTGATATAATATTAGAAAGTAATCAACACTGCGAAGAATATCTTAACAAAAACTCAAGTAGTAATATTTTATTTTTTCAACAAGATGATGATGATATTTTTTTATCATTACCAAAAACAGATGAATTAACCGAAGGTATTAATATTTTTAATTATAGTTTTCTAGATCCAATCGGTGGCCGACGAAAACCAGGTTATAGAAACCGAGTTTTTGGTTTTACAAACCCAATGAATAAAATACAAAGTAATCATTGTTTAATTTTTAATAAAGATAACAATATTGATCTAAAAAAACATGAAATGTATAAAGCAGATCACTCAAGGTATACCGAGATTCTCGACCCTCTGCGGATTCAGCGCAAGCTAGGTGCGAGCGGTAGACTGTCATCACAGATTCCCTATAATTATAAAATTTTTGAGTATCCAATATCAATCCAATTTTACCATTTACATAGTATTTCGTTATGGAAACATCAATATAAATTTTCTAACACTAATTATACAGATATAAATTATTTTATGAAGTATGTAAGGAAATATATTAAAGAGACTGAACAGTTATATTTACAAAATAAAAATATACCGTTATTTGAAGAAATAAATAACTTATATCAAATATTATTATGATCTATATAGGAGCCTGGCATAAAACCGGAATTAACGCAATTAAAGTACTTTTTAGAATGTACAAAGAGAACGTTCCTGATTTTGAGTTTAAACTCAAAACTAGGTGGAATAGAAATTTTAATCATCATATACTAGAAAACAGTAAAGCTGTACTTTGTATTAGAAACCCATATGAAATAATAATGTCAGGTATGAGATATCATCAAATAACAAAAGAAAACCTGTTTAACTGTCCTCAGAAGAAATATAATGGTAAGAGTTATCAAGAGTGTATATGCGATATTGAATCAATTGAAGAAAAAATACTATTTGAGATGAAAAACAACTCTTATTTAACTATTAATGGTATATATAAATTTTTAAGAGATCATTGTCAATACAAATGCTATTCAAATAAAAATAAAAATCATAATTTAAATGATAATATTGCTTTTATAAGATTAGAACAGTTTTGGACTGAACAGGGTCGACAAGAAGTGGTTAACACTATTACTTCTCATATACCTGACATGGATAAAGATATATTAACAAAATGTATTAAAACTCATGGGCGAAAAAAATTTAATAAAACTCACTCAGGCTTTAATTATACATATCAAGATCACTTTACTGATTCATTATATAAAGAGTTTGACAATTTGTTTCCTGAAGATCTCCTTGAGAGTCTAGGATATTCTCGTAAATAATTTATATGATATTATGATCAGAGGTACTAACAACGCCAATATCTATATAGGAGCCTGGCATAAAACCGGAGTTAACGCAATTAGAGTACTTTTTAGAATGTACAAAGAGAACGTTCCTGATTTTGAGTTTCAATTTAAAAAGAAATTAGGAATAGGGTTTAATCATTATGTACTAGAAAAAAGTAAAGTTATACTTTGTATAAGAAACCCGTATGAAATTATAGTATCAGGTATGAGATACCATCAAACAACAAAAGAGAAATGGTGTACGCAGCCTCACGAGAGATATAATGGTCTAAGTTACAAGGAATATATAAGTGGTCTAGAAACTGATGAAGAAAAAGTACTATTTGAGATGGAACACAACTCTTATTTAACTATTACTAGTATGTATGACTTTTTAAGAGATCATTCTCAATACGAAATATATTCAAAGACAAATAAAAATCATAATTTAAATGATAATATTGTTTTTATAAGGTTAGAACAGTTTTGGACTGAACAGGGTCGACAGGAAATAGTTGATACTATTACTTCTCATATACCTAACATGGATAAAAATATGTTAGCAGAATGTATTGAAACTCATGGTAGAAAAAAATTTAATAAAACTCACTCAGGATTTGGGTATACATATGAACAGTACTTTACTGATTCATTATATGATAAGTTTAATAAGATATTTTCTTCAGATCTGTTTGATGTTTTAGGATATTCGCGTAAATAATTTATTATGATACCATCTACAAACGAGGTTAGAATAGAAACATCTACTGCTTGTAATGCAGGATGTGTTTTTTGTCCTCATCCTACTGAAGATTTTATCCGAAAAAGAGAAGTAATGTCCTTAGATGATTATAAATTTTATTTAGATAAAATATTGAATGAAATAGGAGATCAAATAAAAGAAACTACATTTTCCGGGTTTGGTGAAATTTTTATAGACAAAGGGATTGTCGAAAAGATTGCTTACGCTGGTAAAACCGACCTACTTATACATCTTTTAACAAACGGGTCTATGCTTACCCCGGAACGTCTAGACAAAATATATGAAATTGGAGTTAAGGATATAAGAATAAGTCTTCATACCACAAACCCAGACAGTTATGGTAGAGTCATGAATTATAAATCCTCTGGATTTGATTTTGATTCAGTCATGAAAAATGTCAATTATGCTATTGAAAATAAACCAGAGGAATCTGATATTATAATTACAGCCGATATAGTTGAGGAAAATAAAGAAGATGTAGAACAAATGATTGAACATTTTAAAGACAGATGTTCTCTTGAAGTTTGGTACCCTCATAACTGGATTTATGGTAAGACCTATAGAGATAAAACTGAAGAAAATACTTTAAAATCTTGTGGAAGACCGTTTAATGGACCTATACAAATTCAAATAGACGGGGATATAATTATGTGTTGTTTTGATTTTAATAATGAACTAGTTTTAGGTAATTTTAAACAGCAAACATTAAAAGAGATCTTCGACGGAGAAGTTTTTCGAAAACTTCATGCTCATCACACTAATGGTACCTGCACAGAATCAGATTTTATTTGTAAGGGTTGTGATCAGCTCCAAGATAAGAGCGATATTGTTATATATAACAACAGAGTAGATGATAAACAAAAACGAGCCACCCAGACTAGCACAGTATTAAGAGAACTAAAACCTGAGTTGTGTAATGTCGGA